AACAACAATAAAGATTAACAAACAAGCAACATTCCAAAGAGCCCTTTAGAATCCTAAAGGGTATTTCTATGTCTTTTAAAAAGCATATTCTCTCCCATAAGTGGTCAAAGAGTTTTCTAATGTCTGAAGATAATCCCAACGAACAAAAGAAAAGGGGTAATCCTAATTTTTATAAAGGGATGCCGTCTGCCAATCCTAAAGGTCGTCCAAAAGGTTCTCTAAACAAGTACACAGAGTTGTCTAGAGAATTGATGTCTGAAAGGGGGCCAGAAATAGTCAATAAAGTTATATCTTTGGCTATGGAAGGTGATGTAGCTTGTCTTAAAATGTGTATGGATCGAATACTACCACCACAACGTGCTGTAGAGATCAAACATGAAAATGATGATATGGCTATCAATATTGTTGTTGAGCAGATAGGAACTTCAGTACAGAAAGCAGTAGAAGATGCTGGTGGTACAGTCATAGAGCACAGTGTAGAGTCTAAGCGAAAAGAAGAAAAGAAAGAGCAAGACAAAAAGTACGAAGAAATAATTATAGAAGTGTCCAACGATGCCTAATGTTTCTGTCGAACTACACCCTGCTCAGATGCAGATATTTAACTCTAAAGCTCGTTTTAAGATAGCAGCTTGTGGTAGACGTTTTGGTAAGTCTCATTTGGCAGCGTGGACGTTGCTAATAAAAGGTTTACAATCTCCAGATAAAGACATCTTCTATATAGCACCTACCTTTCAACAAGCTAAAGACATTATGTGGAGTGTCTTAAAAGATATAGGCAAAGACCTAATCAAAAGCACTCACGAAAATACAGCTACTATCACTTTGATCAATGATAGAAAGATTTATCTAAAAGGAAGTGATAGACCAGATACCTTACGTGGTGTTGGTCTACGATACGTAGTACTAGACGAATATGCTTTTATGAAGCCTTCTGTGTGGGAGCTAATCATTAGACCTACACTAGCTGACGTAAAAGGTGAAGCATTATTTATAGGTACACCTGAAGGACGTAATCACTTCTTTGATTTGTATTGTGAAGCAAAGAAAGATGATGAGTGGGAAGCATTTAGTTTTAACTCAACAGATAACCCACTAATCGATCCTAAAGAAATAGAAGTAGCTAGACGTACAATGTCTACTCAAGCCTTTAGGCAAGAATTTGAAGCTAGTTTTGAATCATTCAGTGGTGGTATATTCCAAGAAGATTGGTTCATTGAAGATGAAGAGCCAGCAGATGGTCACTACGTTATTGCAGTAGACCCTGCTGGTTTTGAGCAAGTAGCGAAAGAGCGAGGATCAAGAGGGTCTAAGCTAGACGAAACTGCCATAGCTATCGTCAAAATATCCGGTGACTCTTGGTGGGTAAAAGATATTCTACACGGAAGATGGAATATTAAAAAAACGGCTGAACGTATTCTAAACACAGCCATAGCTACCCAAGCAAACACAGTAGGTATAGAAGCAGGCGCTCTAAAGAACGCTATCATGCCTTACTTAGAAGATCAGATGCGTATAAACAACAGATGGGTTGTCATATCAGAAGTAACGCATGGCGGTAAGAAAAAGACTGATCGGATAACTTGGTCTTTACAAGGCCGAATGGAGCACGGAAAGATTTCATTCAACAGTAAAAGAGATTGGAAAGACTTTGTAGATCAAATGACTGCTTTCCCTTCTCCGCAAGTACATGACGACCAATTAGACGCTCTAGCTTACATTGATCAAGTGTCTGTAGCAGATTTCGCTAACAGCATTGATATAGATGAATGGGAGCCAACAGATGAACACGCTGGGTATTAATTAATATGTTAGAACATGATAAGTATGCTAGTCTTGCTAGTTGGCTAACAGAGCGACTAGAAAACTGGAAAAACCATAGAGACCAAAACTACGAACAGAAGTGGGACGAATATTACCGCATCTGGCGTGGTATTTGGGTTGAAGAAGATAAGCTAAAAGAATCAGAGAAGTCTCGTCTGATTTCTCCAGCAACACAACAAGCTGTAGAAGCTACTGTATCAGAGCTAGAAGAAGCAACATTTGGTCGTGAAAAGTGGTTTGACATTGATGATGATGTCTTAGACGAAGACCCAAGAGATGTGGCTTATTTACGTAGAGTCCTACAAGAAGACCTAGAGCACTGTGGCGTTAAGCCAGCTATCTGTGAGTCTTTCTTAAATGGTGCTATCTACGGAACAATGATTGGTAAAGTAACTGTAGACACCACTGTAGATCGTGTAATCGTAGAAAAGCCTGTTGAGGGTACATTAACTACACGAAGAGAAATAGCTGAAGTACCTTACATTAAAGTAGGTCTTGAGCCTGTCTCACCTAAAGAGTTTATTATTGATCCTGCTGCCTTAGATGTTAATGGCGGCTTAGGTGCAGCTACAGAGTCTATCAAGTCCCGTTACCATGTTGTTGAGAATATTGAAAAGGGCGTATATCGTGACGTACCTCTATTAGGCACTTCTGTAGATCGTGCTGATTTAGGTTGGGACGAAGAGACACACGCAGAAGAAGACGACAAAGTAAAGATTACTGAATATTGGGGTCTAGTACCTCAGCGTTTGTTAAATCCTCGTGAAGATACTCACTATGAGGAATTTGATTATGAAACGGACAAGCTAGTAGAGGCTGTAGTTACTATCGCTAACGATGCAGTAGTTCTACGTGCTGAAGAGAATCCTTATTTAATGAAGGATCGTCCTTTCGTAGCGTGTCAGTTGGATCGTGTCCCTAACAAATTCTGGGGTCGTGGCATATGCGAAAAAGCATATAATCCCCAGAAAGCGTTGGATGCTGAATTACGTAGTCGTATAGACGCTCTTGCATTGACTACACACCCCATGATGGCAATGGATGCAACTAAATTGCCTAGAGGGGTCAAGTTAGAAGTTAAAGCTGGTAAGACTATTCTTACTAATGGTGATCCCCGTACTGTAATTCAGCCATTTAACTTCGGTAACTTGTCTGCACACACCTTCTCAGAAGGAGCAGAACTAGAACGTATGGTACAGATGGCTACTGGCGCTATGGATTCTGCCACTAGTAACGCGTCTAATCCAAGAAATAACACTGCAAGTGGTATGTCTATGCTACAGGCAGCGTCTATTAAGCGTCAGAAGCGTACATTGATGAACTTCCAGAGTGATTTCTTGATCCCGTTCATCGAAAAAGCTGTATGGCGTAAGATGCAGTTTGACGACCAGCGTTATCCAGTACTAGATTACAAGTTTTCCCCTCATTCAACAATGGGGATTATGGCTAAAGAATTAGAAATGACACAGACTATTCAGTTAATGTCTATGTTACCTCCTGATTCTGAGGCATTTATGGCATTATTAATGACTGTATTCGAATCTTCTTCTCTAAACAACCGAGAACAGATGGTACAAATGCTACAGCAGTCTATGCAGCCAGACCCACAACAACAAGAAATGGCTCAAGTAATGCAACAACTACAATTACAAGACGCTCAGGCTGATGTTCAGCTCAAGGGCGCTCAAATTCAAGAAACTTTGGCAGATGCTTACAAGAAACAAGCCGATGCAGCAGCTAAAGTTCCAAACGAAACCGATGCTCAAGAGCGTATTCTGGACTTACAGAAGAAAGCACTAGATTTGCAAGAAAAAGCTATGAAAGTAGATAGCATTGCTGCTGATACTGTACGTAATATCCCAGAAATGAAGCACCTTGAGTCAGAAACGATACTTAACCTAGCAAAAGCGAGACAATTAAGTGAATCAAACCCCAACTAACGAAGATTTCTTCAAGCAGCGTTGGGTAATGTTAGAGACAGACGGGTGGAGGTCATTAGTTGATGATCTAAAAGCCATGTATGACTCTCTAAACACTATTTATGCTGCTGAAGATGAAAAGTCCCTTAACTTTATTAAGGGGCAACTGTCTATCCTCAATATGCTGATCACATTAGAGGAACAGACAAAACTTGTAGAAGCTGAACAATCCGAATAGGACTCGGTTTCATTTTCATTAACTCCACAATCTTGATAAAAGACGGAGAACACCACTATGGTAAATAACATTGTCGTTGACCCTGTAGAAGAAAGTACAGAAGAACTTGAATTACTAGAAACTGAAGCAGCCTCCGAAGAAACGGAACAAGCTGATGAGTATGTAGTACCAGATAAGTTCAAAGATAAGTCAGTAGAAGAAATCGTTAATTCGTACCAACAGCTTGAGAAAGAGTTAGGCCGTAAAGGTAGCGAGTTAGGCGAACTGCGTAAACTGACTGAAGATTTTCTTAAATCTCAGGTAAATCAGCAAACCGCTGAGACTAAAGAAGAACCTCTTGACTTCTACGATGATCCAGATAGATACATCGAAGAAAAAATCAAGAATCATCCTAAGCTCAAGCAAGCTGAGAAATTTAACGAAGAGCAACAGCACCAGCTAACTCTTCAAAAATTAAATCAGTCACATCCAGATGCTCAAGAGATCGTAGGATCAACTGAGTTTCAGGAATGGATTCAACAGAGTAAAGTACGCCAACGCTTGTTTCAAGAAGCAAACGCCTATGATTTTGATGCAGCCGATGAACTTCTTTCTACATGGAAAGACCGGCAACTAATTTCAAAAACTAAGGAGGTGGAGTCGGAGAAACAGGCTTCCAAACAAAAGGCGCTTAGAGCAGGTCGTACTGAAAGTAGGTCGTCTGGTGAATCCGTTGGAAGTAAGAAAATTTATCGTAGCGCAGACCTCATTCGTTTAAATCAAACAGACCCAGAACGCTATGCGGCTATGCAACCAGAAATTATGGCTGCCTATGCAGAGGGTCGTGTCAAATAACTATAGGAGTTAATTAAAATGGCACTAGGTACTAATCATCAAACTACCACTACTGGGGCAGTATTTATCCCCGAATTGTGGTCTAACGAAGTAATCGCTTCTTACAAGAAGAACTTAGTTCTTGCTAACCTTGTTACTCGCATGAGTCACGTTGGTAAGAAAGGTGATTCTATTCATATTCCAAAGCCCGGTCGTGGTTCTGCGAATGTTAAGGCAGCTCAGACTCAAGTAACTTTGAACACTGACACTGCTACTGAAGTGGTTATTAACATCAACAAACACTACGAATATTCTGTAATGATTGAAGACATCGTAGAGAAGCAAGCTCTAAGCTCCATGCGTCAGTTCTATACTTCTGATGCTGGTTACGCTTTGGCTACTCAAGTAGACGACGACCTATTCGGTCTAGTACAAGCCTTGAATGGCGGTACTTTCCTAGAAGGTGACGGTACTACTTGGTCTTCTGGCGCTGGCGCTGACATCACTGATGCAGGTATTCGTGCTATGATGCTACAACTAGACAACGCTGACGTTCCTATGAACGATCGTGCTTTGGTTCTTCCTCCAGTAGCTAAGTCTGACATGTTAGGCATCAACCGATTCACTGAGCAAGCCTTCATCGGCACTGGTGAAGCCATCAAGAATGGTCAGATCGGTCGTGTTTATGGTGTTGACGTTTACGTTACCAACAATGCACCTACTGTTGACAGTGGCGCAAACCGAGTTGGTGCTTTGATCCACAAAGATGCTCTAGTATTGGCTGAACAGTTAGGAGTTCGTTCTCAGACTCAGTACAAGCAAGAGTACTTGGGTGATCTATTCACCGCTGACACTATCTATGGTGTTGGTGAACTACGCGATAACGCTGGCGTACCTTTCAAGGTTGCTGCTTAATCGTAGTCTGCAAGACAAAGGGCTCGCAATGAGCCCTTTTATAACCTTTAGGAGAATATATGCCAATCTACTCATACAAGTGTGAAAACGAACACGTTACAGATCAAATGAGCTCTATTGCAGAGCGTAAAGAACCTAAGAAGTGTAAGGTCTGTGGAGAAGATTCGCATATGTTTATCGTAGCTCCTCAAGTACAGCTTGACCCTACTGACCCTGCTTTTGCAGGCACATGGATTAGCTGGGAACGCAAGAGAGAGAAACAAATGAAACAAGAACGTCTACTAGAGCGTAAGA